TACTACGCCCAGTATTTCTTGATTGAAGTGTTTTGGAGCGTTACGACGCTCCTTCACTCTTTATATTAAGTGATATTGACAACTTGCATAACAGCATATCCAAGTATATCCTGTGCTAAACTAGCAGGAATCCCCCCTCTGTCATGAGGTTAGATTAGTGTTAATATGTAGACAGACATGCCTAATCACGGCGATTATAAGATTTGATTTTGATTCACCTCAATTGAAAGATGATTTTCTTATAGGCCCTTAGCCAGGGTCATTTGTGTCTTTAAGGTTATTTAAACCTCGCCAGACAAGCCATCAGTATAAGATGTTAAAACCGTTTGATATACATCGAACTATAATCTGTGGTAATGTAGACTGAAATCACGCAGACTGTGAAGTGTTATGATGCTTCCTTTCTGCTTCACCTTCCTCTATATTACTGTGTTAAGGATACCGAAAGGTATTTCCCTAAGCGAAGCCCTAGTGATACGATTCACATCGGTCGTCACGATAATGGCCACTTAAAAGAATTATAGCGTATTGAAAAATGTGATCTTCTGCTGTTCTAAGAAGCCAAAGAGAATAGAGCACGGTTAAATACAACATATTCGAGTAAGTTGTATGGTTCGCAGACCACAAGTGTGGCAAACTGCAATCTCCCTCGATACCTCCTAATAGATTGGAGTGACAGCATGAAATAAGTATGTTGACGCTGGAAAGACAGCCAGAACCAAGGCAGGGTGCAACCACATACCCGTGTATGTGGCCGAGATGTAGTGTGCATAAGCATGCAAACGGTAAAGCCTCAAAGAGCCGAGGAGATAATTTCATCGCTGAAAAGCGAAGGCGAGCTGGCATTCTTACTGCCCAGTGGTTAATCCCGACCCAGATTATTAAGAGGGACTTTTACGAAACCGACGATTGCAACCATGAGAACGACCAGTCCTAACGTGGACAATCTTTTTATGGAGATGATATCTTCAATAGCTTTTGGCAAACAATCAACACACCTTCCGTCCTCCCAACCGGGGACATGTACTTCAGCACTTAATAGTGCACGTAGGATTTATGGATTTGATGATAGGGAGGATGTACCACTATTTTTAGTTCGGTACTGGTTAGCATTTTTAGTGCTATTGGTAGGGACAGAGTATGTTTACATTTTAGTATCAATCATATGGGTTTTACTACCCATTTGGATGATTTGTGTTGCTCTGTATAGTGGAGGATATTTGTGGAATTATGCGAAACATTCTATTGAGAAGAAGAGACAGGCTCTTAACTTAATGAAATTGTATTCACGTGTACTTGAGTTATCACCCCAATTAGGTGGTGAATATACTAAGCAGGATCGAAGGGATCTATTCCACAGACATCGAGGAGGAAGAAGGAATCGTAAGAGGAATTGGCATGATAGGAAACCAATTCAGAAAAGTAGAACCATGTTCAAACCACAACTGGGTTATAACAAGTTAGCATCTGCTTTTCAGAATTTGGCAAATATCGAAGGCATTCATATTGATGATTCAGTCTTGAATAAATTAGAGAATCTTGGAGCACTTTTAGTTGCTCTGAAAGATTGTGCATCTACACCGCAATTTCTTTCAATTCTCTTTTTGTATTTTAAGACTCACTATTCTATTAGTGTTGCTAACACAGCAGCAACGTATGTCTCGGAAATTTTTGAGACTACGTTTGATCCACAGATAGGTGAGTTTGGTATGACTGAAGATCAAAAACCGAAGTGGTTAAAATGTCTTAAGGAATGTCAGGAAAATTGGACTCTGGTTATTCGGAACGATGGATTTAAGAAACTTAGTCACGTCATTAGTCTTTGTATTGCACTGGGACTTTGTGACGCGTCGAGTTTAGATTTCAAAGTTGGCGGAATGAAACTGTTTTCCTTGGGTGCATACACCAAACAAGCTTCAGCCATTGATTTGGTTGATGCAGCATTTGAAACTATTGTTTATTTTGCTGAAGGTGGATACATGTGTTTTGTACGTGGATCCATTAAGCCCCTCCTGTATGGTAATATGGATAATGAGGAATTCGAAGAAACTTTTGCTGCTTGTTCCAGATGCCACGAATATGCTAAGGCTGGAAATCTTGAGAAGCTAGAAAATATGTCCGAAAATGACTATGAAGCTCTTCTTGAGAAATGTCAGGAGAAATGCAAGTACTCATACGCACTTCTCGTGGTATTGTGGAGAAAAATCTCCTCCAGAAGAAATTAGACATTGTTCGTGGTTTTCAAGCCACATTTAGGCAAACCCGAGTTCAAGGAGGATTGCGCGAGGCTCCATATGCTATTGGAGTTTTTGGTGGAACATCCGTTGGTAAATCAACTGTTGCTAATGTTTTAATGGTAACAAGCTTATTGACTAATGGATATTCTGCCACAGACGACAGAATTATGACCTTGGATGATGGTGATAAATTTATGTCTAATTATAGATCTTACGTCAATGGAATTTTATTTGACGATATTGGTAATACTAAGTCTGATTTTGTAGAAAAAGCTCCTACTGCTATGAAGCTTAAAATCTGCAATAATGTGAGAATGTATGCCCATATGGCTGAGGCCGAACTTAAAGGTAAAGTTTCGGTTGAACCTAAGGTCTATATTGAGACTAAAAATGTAAAGGATGCTTGTGCTCATGTTTATTCGAATGAGCCTGCATCTATTGCTCGACGTGATAGAATTACTCTCACAGTGAAGGTGAAACCCCAGTATGCCACTTACAGTATGCTAGATGATGACAAAGTTCGTGAACATTGTCCTCATTTGTATGTTGAAGGTGGTATGTGGCGTTGCCCTGATCTATGGGATATTACTGTCGAACGAGCATTTCCGGTTACACCAAAGACCAAGAATGGAGTCGCAGGTATTGGATGGGAAACTATATCTTACAATGGTAAACCACTAATTAATATCGGGTTGCCAGAATTGATTCGTTTTGTGAAACATGACTCAGAGAAATTTTTCAAAGCGCAGGCTAACATAGTTGCGCGAAGTAATAACATTGCTGAGCAAATGACTCTTTGCAAAACTTGTCGTTTACCGACACCCGATGTTTGTTGTTGCGAGAGATCAGAACAAGATAGTATTCCTGAACCAGGTGATGTCCTTAATCCTGACATTTTAGAGGATAGTACTGCAGAGCAGGAAATTCAATTTCCAATATTTTCTGCCCAAAAACAGAATGCCAAACTTTTACCTAGGGCATCGGAACGATGCCCTGCTGGAATTAAGACCTCAGCGTATTGTGGGAATTGTGATGCTCTTCACAATCGCGTATTGCGTAAGAGTTTAAAATGTCCAAAGCGTGGATTTTGCACAACATGTAATACAACACACTTTACAAGTTGTGTACAGGAACCATTGTTGTGTACTGATTGTAATGTGTATCATCCACAACTAGGTGAAGTAATGGCATCCGCTCTTATTAGGTATGGTAGGGTATTGAGTTACAAATATATGCCCAAATTTACTTACTGGACAAACGAGATTGAGGAACGTACTACTGAATTTCTCATTGCTCGTTTAGAATGGCTAGAAACATCCCGATGGACACGATGGACTAATTGGATACCCGCTGATTGGTTAAAGCAAACTTGGTGTGAGAATGTCATTTTATGGTCTCGACAACAAGAATTAACCGAGCGGATACGTAGAACTTATCTCAATCATATTATTATCATGATTTTGATAGTTCTAGCAGGACGTGTTTTTCCGTTGTTTTTTATTCTTATAGTTCCTAACTGTATTGCAATTGCTAATGTAGTGAAGTTCGAAAAGAAGAAATTGTACAACGAAGCAGCGGCTGAGAATGACGCTATGCCTGCAATATTCAAGTTATATCGGGACAGACATGTGAAATGGATTACAGGAGCTTGTCTCGTTGTTGGTGCATTGTATGGTGTTGCTATGGTGTGGAGGACTATGAAAGTTACACCATCGGCACAAGGTAATATTGCACCAAAAGGAGACCAAGAGATTAAGGAACGTGATTCTGAAGTTAACCCTTGGGCAGGAGTTGTTGTATCTGAGATGCCGTGCACAACGAAATCTAAAACAACAACCCCTGATACCCTGGAAAAACTTGTATCAGCAAACTTATGTCATATGCGGATAGAGGTTGATGATAATGGTAACACTCGTACTTTTGAGTGTGATGCATTCTTTCCTAAATCCAATGTTGCATTAGTTCCACAACACATGTGGTTGGCTGATGATATTCGGGCTAAATTTATACGACATGACCCTACTAAGATTGGTGGTAATTTTGAAGCCTATCTTCATAGAGGACATAGCGTTGATATACCGAATACAGATTTTTCTCTTGTTTGGGTTCCTAATGGAGGAGATTGGAAAGATCTCACACCTTACCTCCCCACACAACATTTTTCAAACAATGTTCCTGCTCGGTTGGTTTTTAAGAAACCGGATGGGGACATTGTAAAGTCAAAAACCTTAATGGAAATGAAGGAAGTTTCTACATGGGCAGCCGATTTCTATGGTGCAGAGTATACTCTGACTTTTGAAACATTTGCTGGTTTATGTATGGCGCCATTGATTACCGAAACCAAAGGACCCCTTATTGGGGGATTCCATTTAGGTGGTCTCGATGACGATCCTCGTGGCTGTTGTGGTTCATTGACTTTAGATGAAATCAACACCGCTTTTGATGCTCTTCGGAAAAAGAAGAGTGTGGTACTCTCTAAGAGTGCTGGAACCGTCCCTAAGCAGGTGTATGATGTTCAGTTCTTTGAAAATACAGATGTTCATCCCAAGAGCCCTATTAATTTCTTGCCACATGGTACTAATTGTAAGTATTATGGTCAAGTCACTGGTAGGGCCACATATCATTCTGATGTGGAGGAAACTGTGATTTCTAAGTATGTTGAGGACATTTGTGGAGTTCCTCAACAATGGGGTGGGCCAAAATTCGGTGGAAAGAATAATTGGCCCTGGCAAGCAAGTCTACAATATTCCACAAAACCATCAATTGGCATTGAAGGCTCTTTATTAGATAGAGCTTGCCAAGATTATTATGATGGTATCGTTGTAGCATTAACCAAATTTCCAGAACTTGTTAAAGATATTCGTCCTTTAAACAAGATGGAGGTTGTCTGTGGAAGAGATGGTGTCAGATTTATTGATAAGATGCCTTCTGATACTTCCATAGGATATCCTTTATCTGGGCCCAAAAGCAATTATATAACTCTATTAGATCCTAAGGACCATAATGGTTTTCAGTGTCCGGCAGAGTTGGATGAGCGTTTTTGGGCACATGCGAAGCAAATGGAGGAATTATACCTCGCAGGTGAGCGAGCATATCCCATTTACAAAGCATGTTTGAAGGATGAACCAACTAAATTGACCAAAGATAAGGTTCGAGTTTTTCAAGGTGCCCCTTGCGCCTTTCAATTGCTAATCAGGAAGTACTTTTTACCTGTGGCACGAATTTTATCTATGTTACCACTTAGTTCTGAGTGTGCAGTTGGTATAAATGCACAGGGTCCTGAGTGGGATCAATTAGCTAAGTACGTTAAGAAATTTGGTGCAGATCGTATTCTTGCAGGTGATTATAGCAAGTATGATCTGCGGATGCCTGCACAGGTTATGTTTGCAGCATTCAAAATCATGATTGATATCGCTAGGTTCAGTGGTAATTATACTGAACGCGATATTGTAATTATGGAAGGAATAGCAACTGATGTATGTTATCCATTAATGGCGTACAATGGTGATTTAATTCAGCATTATGGTTCAAATCCATCTGGTCAGAATTTGACTGTTTATGTCAATTCAATCGTGAATTCATTATTATTTAGGTGTGCTTACTTCGAGGTTACTAAGAATCGGAGTTTTGTTCCACCCTTTCGTGAGGCCTGTTCGCTCATAACCTATGGTGATGATGCGAAGAGCTCAGTTCACGAAGCTTTTCCAGAATTCAACCACATTGCAGTGGCAGATTTCCTGGCGAAGCATGATATGAAATTCACAATGCCTGATAAGGAGTCAGAACCTACTCCATATATGAAAGACGAGGATGCAGATCTTCTGAAAAGAAAGAATATTTATTCAGAGGATACTGGCAAGATCATGGGTGCATTGGATGAAGATTCAATATTTAAATCTCTTCACGCCACTCTTAAATCCAAAGCTCTCACAAAAGAGCAACAATCGATGCAAAATATTGATGGTGGATTGAGAGAGTGGTTTGCACATGGTCGAGACAAGTATGAACAACGTCGATCAGAAATGCATCAGGTTGCAAAAGCAGCTGATATCGCACATGGAATTCCCGGTCTTCATTTGACTTATGATGATAGACTTGCTGCATGGAAGGAAAAGTACGATTAGAGCACTCCGCCTTGGGCAGGCATAAAATGCATCCCTCTGGCCGTGTCTTACTACGGTCATCCGCTAAACAGGAGGTGTGGTATTTGGTTACCAAGTCCAATCCGCCGGTCAGTTAAGGAAAGGACTCAGGCTTTGCCACACAGCATTCTCCTCGTAGAATACCCCTATTTAGGGGAGTAACTAGCTATTACACAAGACTGACAACTCTTCACTGGATTAAGTCTACCAGTGAATTGAGTGAATGATGACTTGCGACTAATAAATTTTCAATAACAATAAACGAGGAGGCACAAATGTCTCAACACCAAACAATGCGTTTTGAGGATCAGAATGCAAATTGGGATTATACTGTTGACAGTATGCCAGATCCTACTTTTGCACCAGCTGACCCTTACGACGCCAAATTGGAGAACTTTCTCTCCCGGCCCATTCGTACACGATCGTACTCTTGGGCAGTCGGCACGAATATTTTCGAGAAATTCAATCCTTGGACTGATTTTCTCGATAATCCTCGTGTCATCAATCGGCTTGCTAATTTCAATCGGTTGAGATGTAAACTTAAAGTACGCATACTATTGAACGGTAATGGCTTTCATTATGGCCGTGCAATAGCTTCTTACACACCGCTCATACAATTTGATACCTTAACAAAGGATCGTTTGTTTTTTCAGAACGATATTGTCGGAGCGAGTCAACGTCCACATGTGTACTTAGATCCTTCCACCAATCAGGGCGGTACTCTCACCTTACCATTTGTCTGGTATATGAATGCACTTAACATTCCAGATCGAGACTGGAAAAGTATGGGTGACATCATTATTCATGGCATTAATCCATTGCGCCATGCTAATAATGCAGATGATGAGGTGATAGTATCAGTTTTTGTTTGGGCAGAAGAGGTATCCATGACAATTCCTACATCTTCTGTACCTGCTGGTTTGACTCAAACTTTTACTCCTCAGATGGGTATAGTTTATAAGCCACAGGCCAAAGATGAATATGGAACTGGTCCAATATCGAGACCGGCCGGATATATAGCCAAAGTTGCAGGAGCACTTTCCAAGGTCCCAGGAATAGGAATGTATGCAAAGGCAACTCAAATGGCTGCATCCACCGTGTCAAGTGTTGCGACTATGTTTGGATATTCACGTCCACCTGATTTGTCCACTATCAATTCATACAAGCCAACTTTGATGGGTAACATGGCAAATACTAATGTGCCAGATACTTGTCACAAATTAACTTTGGATGCGAAACAAGAACTTACAATTGATCCAAGAACTATGGGTTTAGGTGACACTGATGAGCTAACGATTAAATCAATAGCTGGTCGAGAGTCATATCTCACCAAATTCTCTTGGGGTATGTCAGATCCTGTGGACACTTTGCTTTGGAATGCCCGCGTTAATCCTGTCCTTTGGGCAGAAAACGACGGTGAATATCATTTTCCAGCATGTTGTTTCGCTACATTACCCTTTGATAGATGGAGAGGGTCAATGAAATTTCGTTTCCAAATTGTTGCATCAGCTTATCATAAGGGTCGTTTGCGTGTGGTATATGATCCGCGCGAACAGGTAACAGATGAATTCAATATCAATTACCAACATGTTATTGATCTTGCTTCAGAGCGGGATTTTACAATGACAGTCGGATGGGGTCATGAGAAGGCTATGCTTAATCATTTTAACCCTGGATCTGACAGTTTGCAATATGGTCCTGCAGGTTTACCTGCTTTACCAAATGATTCGCTTACTAATGGTATGATATCGATCTATGTAGTTAATGATTTAACCACACCGAATTCTTTAGCAACAAATGATATTGAAATTAATGTATTTATTTCGATGTGTGATGATTTTGAGGTGTATGGTCCTACTGGTGAATTTATTTCTGACTATACGTGGTTTCAACCACAAATGGGAGAAGTAACGACACAGAGGACTATTTTTACTCCACAAATGGCTGAAGTGAGTGATTCTCCAGCATCTACGGAGGAGCCTCAACAGGATTCAACTCCTGTTGATACAGCCCCTATTGCAGAACTGGGAATGACTCTGGATGAAGCCGATAACACAATCCAAGTATATTATGGTGATCCAATTACTTCGTTTAGGCAATGTTTCAAACGATATAATTATCACCACACAATATCACCCGATACACCAACCCTTAGCTATCTACGAGTTAGAATGCCGAATTTTCCTTTCTATCGTGGATATGCTCCAGCTGCTGTACACAAATCAGCATTACCTGTCATCGGTACTCCATATAATTATTGTAAGATGACATTATTGAACTGGGTTGTACCAGCATTCACCTGTTATAGAGGTGCCTTACGATGGAAATATCTTCGTGTTGGCGGTGCCTCTGATGATGGGTTTTTTATGGTTTCCCGTTCATCCCGGCGTGGTTATGAACAAACTGACACACCTTCATTACAAATGACCAACTCTGGACCTTATGAGAGGAATAGAGATGCGTTTTTGAAAATGCCCCATACATGGGAAGGAAATGTCACCACGTCAACCCGACAGAACCCTGCTGTTGAAGTCGAACTTCCGTATTATTCAAATGTTCGGTTTTCTCCAGCTAAGTTCCCAAATGTAACACAGCCTGGTATTTCATTTGGACAGTCCCATCAATTAGACACACTTTGGGAATCCTCAACATCTCAGTGTCCGCAAATCCATGCATTCGTCTCCACTGGAGAAGATTTCACGTGCGGATTTTTTACTGGATGTCCCATTGCATATTATGTGCCTGACGGAACTGATCCTGATGCAGATAACACGGTTAATCCACCCCCCTAGTTAAGGGGGCTTTGGTTGAAGTAATCAAAAGCCTAAAGCATTGGTACCAAACTTCTCGCGCATCTGCCGGAGATGTAACTATTAACCGGCATCATTTCGTCACAGACAGACGTATAAAATGAGGTAGTCCAAGAGACTTCCTGCAGTGTAAAATAATAAATCCTACTACTCGGTGGCTGAGTAGGGGGCTTTGAACATAAAGTCCTGAGCTGCGCTCGTAGAACGATCAACCCACAATGTGGGGGATTCATCGTTTATCAAGATCTTTGACTAAAGGTTTTCTCCCGAGCGTAGCTTGGGTTTTTCTTTAGTCACAATTTCTAGTGAG